CCCTTTGTGTCAGCAGCTAAGTTATTACTTAGCTGCTGATTTTTTAAAGGGCCATTAGCTCAGTTGGTCAGAGCAACCGGCTCATAACCGGTCGGTCCTGGGTTCGAGTCCCCGATGGCCCACCAATTTTACTTTTAGGGGTATAGCTCAGCTGGTAGAGCAGTGGTCTCCAAAACCACGTGCCGAGGGTTCGAATCCTTCTGCCCCTGCCATGTTTAGTGCCTTCAAATGACGCTGTTACGTCGTTTGAGGGCATTTGTTATATTGTGATGAATTGTGTTACTATCCATAAAATATGCTGTTTTTGCCTGTTATTGTGCACTATTTTCAGAAAAGTGTCGTAAAACTGTCGTAGAAAAATATGTTGAAAATGGCTTGTTTCCGTAGAATTATGGACTATGTTATATAGTGTTTCCTGATTTCTCTATTGTTTTTGGGTTTATATGAGGCCATATGATTCAGGGTGCATTATATGTAAATGAGTTTTGGTTTGTAACTGATATATAGAATAAATATAGTAGCATTCTGTTATTTTTTGGTTTCATAAAACATGAAAATAACGTAAATACGTGCCCGCAACTAAAAGTAGCAGGATTCAAGGTCGGATATGTTGAGTTTTTTATCTGTCTGATGTATTCTGAATACATCAAATATAGGGGAACACTCCCTGAAGAAAAAGGTATTACTATGTTACTCAATGAAAAGATCGCTATCATTAGAAAAATGAACAATATGTCCCAGGAGACTTTTGCGGAAGAACTGGGCGTAAGCAGGCAGGCTGTATCGAAGTGGGAGACAGGCAGCTCCGTTCCGGACATTCAGCTTCTGTTAAGAATAGCTGATTTCTATAACATTACTATTGATCAGCTCATAAGAGATGAATTTGATCTGCCTATTTCTCAGGCTGACAGCGAAAGACTTGAAAAAGCTGAAGCTCAGGCAGATAGCTTTGATATTGAAAAATATCTTGGCAAAGTATGTGATGTTTCAATGAACAGCTTTAATTATAGTGTTATCAGAAATGTCAAAATCATTGGTATTTATAAGAATATGGTTTGCTTTGAAAAGAAGGGACGTTACGGTTGGTTCAATTACAACAAATCCTTGGGCATTCTTATCAAAAGGGAAGAGGACTATCAGCCTCACAATATCCTTGACTGCCTTGACTGCACAGCTTATGCCAACAAGGGTACTTATTTCGGCGGTATGACCTATGCTTTCAGCAAGGTGGACAAAGTAACAGATGCATTTATTGGCATTCAGACGGGCAAGTTCTATGCTGAGGTTTCATGGGATGATATTTCTGTTATTCTTCTAAGAGATAAATACTGATATATCCAAAAATTCCCGGACAATGGGACAATAGAAAGAAAAATGCTGGCAAATGGCTATATATCGCTATTTGTCAGCATTTTTCGGTTCGGGACAATGGTGGGACAGCCTCGGACAATAGGGACATTAGAAATTATGCCGCCTTTTGAGAGAAGAACATAGCAAGGCGTTCAGGCAATGCGCCATGTTCCTCAATGAAGGTCATACGCTCCTCTGTGTCGTTATATATGAAGATATCCCGGTAGTACCTGTATAGCTCAAGCTGATGCAGGGACAGCACAAACAGAGGGTGTATGGCGTCCTGTGGTGTTTCGGGAGCATATTTTGTGCGGCAGTCCTCCAGGTATCGGTAGTAGGCAGATAAAAGCTTGTATGCACGCTCTTCCTTCTCTTTGCTATTAATCCTGCTGACGTGCGGAGCTGCGCTGTGGTATGTTCTGTACGCCGGGTTGATGTCACTGTGTATAACGATGCCGAAATCCGCTGCAAGGCGGCGGGCTGCGTCTATGGGTGAGCAGCTGAGTATAAGCTGAGCCAGCTTTATAACGTCCCCATGCGCTCCGCAGCTGAAACAGTGGAAGTGGTCATTATACAGCTTCATACTGGGCGTTCTGTCCGTGTGGGCAGGACAGCTGCACATACCGTTCCTGACAGTCAGTCCGAAGTGTTATGCAGCTGTCTTTATATCAGTATGGGCTTTTACCTCTTCAAATATGTTCATTGTACTCCTCCTTTGAGAACAGCCACATCGAGGGTGATGTGGCTTGTAATGGGATTATAAGTATTTTCAAAATAATTATTATGCTGATAACTTGTGTATCGTTTGATAGGATACCCCATACTCTCTGGCGAGTGCCGACTTGTTGCATCCGGGTGCGGACAGACGATGTCTGATCTCCTCTATCTGTTCATCTGTCAGCTTTCGGGGACGTCCGCCCTTGTTAGCTGCGGCGGGTATCTCCATAGGGCTGATGGTGAAGGCTATATACACCTTGTCGCCATAACGGTCATTTATTTTTCCCTGTATAACAGAGAAACCTCTGGAGGTCATAGCTCCGATAAAGTTGTCCGCTTCCTCCTGTGAGGTGGAGCGTGTGGTTGTTAAGCTGATATCAAATTTCATATTAAGATCTCCTTTATAAATAAATTTTTTTCGGTTATCTGTCATAACTGCTGTGGGAATTTACGGGCTTTGGCGGATCAATAATATCCAGCTCATCTTTCACAAGAGGATAGATGCCATAAGCGGTCCTTATTTCCTCAGCATACTCCTGGAAGCCTGCTTCTTCGGCTGACCTTTCTCCGACGTTCAGCATAGCTTCAATGAGCATAAATGGCTTATCATCCGGGTCTATGCAGTAAGCCTCATATTTGCCTTTTCCGCATACGAGAGTTGCAATGCCCATACATATGTCCCGGATAATTCTGTATGCTTTATCCAGCAAGCTTTTCAGACTGTCTGTCACGTTCTTCAGCTTATTTATCTCATTATCCTTTGATTCGATAATGGACTGATATTTCGCAGTGACAGCCCTTTCCTTGTTTTCAAGTTCATATTCAAGCTTCTGTTCAGATTCATGCTTCAGGTTTTCCATTACAGCATTGTGGGCAGCGTTATCATCAATAAGCTGCTGACGGAGATCCTTTATTGTGCTGTCCCTGTCAGCTATATCCATTCTCAGAAGCTTGTTTGATGCTTCATTAGCTTCAAGCTCAGAGGATAAATCGTGTAGCCGCTGTTCGTAGTATTCCTGAGGGCTGTCCATCAGGTTCTTGAATTCACGAACCTTTTCATCAAGCTCTTTGGCGGCGGAATTAAGCTCGGCTGCGAGCTTATTGTTGCTTTTCGCATTATCATCATTGCGCAGCTGTTCTTTGCGAAGACGCTCTGCTCTGCGATCCTGCAGTCTGTCACGTTCATCAAGCTCAGCCTGCTGCAATGACTTCTGCTGTTCCCATGATGCTTTGTCTGCTGAAATGGCGGCAGATATGCTTTCGGCGTTTTTCTGTGCATCGGATATGATAGTGTCCGCCTGCTGATGAGCCTTTATAAGATGCTCCTCGGATTTTTATAGTTATTATCGGTTTTTGCAGCCTTTTCGGCTAACTGTGCATTTACTGCTTCTGCATTTGACATTATGATAGCAGCGTCTTCGGTAGCTCGGTTTACACGGTCAAGCTCCTTACGGCTGATAATGGCCTTATCTTCTTTGAGAAACTTTTTGACGACGGGGGGGATTTCGGTTACGGGAACAGGCTCAGCCTTGAATTTCTCCATATTTTTGGTTTTCTGTCGGAGCTGTTTTATAGTCTGGTTGCCTAAAGCGGTGGCATCGTTTTGAATCCCTATATCCCTGCCGAATACGGCTCTCATGTGTTTTGTCAGGTCGGGGTGAAAGGTGTTCAGATCCTTACGGGTGATACGCTCCTTGGCGGAGAGCTTCGGTATTCCTTTTTTCTTGTCAATTACCACGGGGACAAAAGCATAGTGTATGTGCGGTGTTGTTTCGTCCATGTGAACGTATGCGGAGATCACATTTTCTTTTCCATAGCGTTCGTTCAGAAATTTGTAGGTTTCATTAAAGAACAGCGGCAGCTCTTCGGGTGTGAGTTCCTTCGGTGCGGTGACGATCCAGTCGCACATTACGTTTACATCAGCTCTTTTCATAACCTTTATTTCGCGTAATCTCTTGTGGAGGAAGTCAAGCTGCGGAAGAGGTTGGTCAATTCCTGCAAGATTATGATTGAGAGCAGTGCGGCTTTCGTCGATCAGGCTGGTGCTGCTTGAATGTGTCCTGTCATAATGTGCCAGCATATGTCCTGTTGCGGCGGCGGTATATTTTTCAATGTGAGCCATAGCATATCTCCTTTCTGTTGATAGATCGGGTAGATTCGGAGTGAGCGGGGGAGAGCACGTCCAACCAGATTGCATCTGGTGGAGCAAGTTATACCAAAATTCCGGGACGGTGGAAATCGCTGCGGGCGATCTCCACCTGAATTTTGGTTAACTTGCTCTCAGACGCCGAGGGCTTCCGATATTTCCTGCGGAAATATCGCATTGGGGGAACGGCTCCGATACACATAGAATGCAGGTTATCAGTACAGATCCTCCAGCTGGCGGACTGCCTTCTTTTTCTGCTTCTCTATGGTATGATAATATATACGCATCGTCGTTCCTACATCGGAGTGGCCGAGCAGCTCCGACACAACCTTTATATCCACACCCTTGAGAATAAGGGTGGTGGCGAAGGTGTGACGCAGAGAGTGGATTATGTCGTCCACGTCCTTGATATAGCATCTGTCGAGAATACTGCGGAAATACTTGTGCATATTGTGCGGTGACACGATGGTGTGGTTTTCTGTGGCGATGACACGTTCATCATCTCCGATGATTTCCTTCAAATGCTCCAGAGCCTCAACAGCCTTGCTGTTCAGATCAATGTAGCGGATAGACCTTCTGGTCTTGGGTGTTTCCTGTTCGGCGAGGATATATCCGTCTGCTTCTCCGTTTGTTCTGTTCTTGTGTTCGGATACGTTTCCGTGAATGTAGATGGTCCTGTTTTCAAGATCGACGTCCTTCCACTTGAGATAAAGTGCTTCTCCCAGCCTCATTCCCGTATTGAGAATGAGCAGGAAAGCATATCCGTAGCGATTGGCAATATTGCCGTTCTTGTATGTACGCTTACATTCCTCAACGATTGCATTGATCTCGTTTTCGGTGTAGGAGCGTACTTCCTTTGCGGGCAGGGACACAGACACTGCTGTGGGAAGTGACACAGCAATCGCTGGATTTCTGAGGATTTCATTTCTTGCTACTCCGAGATTCAGACAGGAGTTAAGATTGTTATATGCCTTCTTCACTGTTGAACGGGAATGTGTTTTTGCAACTACATTTAACATCTGTTGAATATCGTCGGCAGTGAGAGCCTGTATCTGCAGATCTCCGATATACGGGTAAATCTGATACTTGCAGGACTGTTCGACCCGATCGAAGCTGGCAGGCTTCAGTTCGTTGATCTTTACGGTGTAGAGCCAGTGATCCATATAGTCCTTAACGCTCATTCTGCATACGTTGGACATATCATATTTAGCGGACATCTCACGAAGCTCCTTTGCCTTTCTACGGGCTTCTGCTTCTGTTGCTCCGTACACCGAGAGGCGTTTACCGCCTCCCACCGGAACCTTTATCTCAATACGGTTATCCGTTCTCTTTGACATTTTAGCCATTATGAAGCCTCCTTATAAAATGAATGTACGGCCTGCGTACTTATCGCACCAGCTCTCAAAACGCTTGACGTCTACACGGAGTGAGCCGCCGATCTTTATGGCGGGGAAGGTTGACGAATTGAAGAGCTTATAAACCTGTGTTCTGCCCAGGTGGAGAATGTTCGTAACATCCCGGGGAGTGTAAAAATCTGTAGGGTACTTCTTTGTATTTTCCATGTTTGTTCATCCTTTCGTTTTTGTTTCTAATTAGTTTTTATCTTTTTTATTGAAAAGCCGCCGCTTTTTTATGTATCTGCATGACAGCTTGACAAACTTGTTTAAGTGGCTTTGTTAAGCTGCTTTTATATGCTTGACGATTGAATGACAGATGCTTGACAGTCATTCTGTCGCAGCCCAAATGGGTTAAGTGTGTATATGCCGTATTTCCTGTTAGGCTTGGATTTATTGTCGGGTTCAAATGCTATATACCCGTGTTCTTCAAGAATTATCAGACCTTCATCAAGCTGTGCGGAATTGTATTTCTGACAAAATCTTTTCAGATCTCTGGCTCTGTATGAATCACATCTGTCCCTAAGTGCATTTGCTTTCAGACGATCCAAAATGTATTCGGCAGTTATCATATCGGGAGCAGTATTAAACAGAAATTCGTTTTGTTCGTCGAAATAGCGTGAGATTGCTATGGCGTTTGACATAGTTTCCGCTGATACGGGACAGTTTGCACTGTTAGAGCAAAGGCGGAGAAGTCCGCAGTTGCGTGTTGTCTTTCCTGCCAGCTTGCTGAGAAAGGTTCGGTTAAGACTGTACTTGCCTTCTCTGCTTATCCTTGTTTTGATTTCATCATAATAGCTTTCAAATAGGGTAAATGCTTCGGGAGAGAGAGTTATCATTCTGTCGCTGTCTTTCATATGCAGTAGCTTATAAATTACTTTATAATACTTATTTTTCAGGTTTTCATCAATTGGAGTTGTGCAAAGCTTTCTCGTTCCTGTGAGCGATGGAGGCTGGCAGAACATAAATCTCTGGACAAGGCCTTTTCCGATGAAGCTTTTATCCGTAATGAAGTCGCCTATTACAGAGGGTTGACAGCATACACCGAAGGATATGAGAGGTCGTTTAAGTATCAGGCTTCCGCTGCTCTTTCTGTCAATGGATATTGCCTGTCCGTCATAGGAGTTGAGGTATATATTGATATTGGCTTTGCCGTTATTGTAAAGTCCTGCCATAACCTCGAAAACGCCTTCATCGGTGAGAATAGCTATTTTGTCATTATTTGATGACATCACTGAGGCAAGTGCTTCCGATGTGCAGTCCGAAGCAATCAGCCGCATTTCCGATTTAGGGTGAGCCATAAGCTCAGAAATCTCAGCCTGTACATTAGCAATATCCTCATCGGAGGCATTGCTATTGATAAGTGAATTCTTATGTGATATAAGCCTTGCCAGCTTGTTTCGGTATGCACATATATCGGCAGCGTTTACGGAATTGTAAGTATTGACATAGTCTGTGACTGGCTTAGTGAGTGTTGAGAAGATTTTGGATTTTCTCTGTCCCGGCTCCGCAACAACGGCTATGTAAAGGTTAAGCTCCTCTGTCCATTCCGGTGTAAGCTGTATTCTGGCTTTACCCTGCGCACATGACGCAAGCACAGCCAGCGAGAGAACAGCGGTCATATCGTGATGCACCTGAACTGCCTTTGCAACCTGTGTAACGTATTCTCCGATGTTCTCGGGAAGAGCGTGTATCGGAAATTCAGCGGGTTGCTTATCTGTCTGTAAAGGCGTTGGTGGCTGAAGAAAATAATACGACATTTTTGTAATTTTCCTTTCTTTTTGTATTGACAATAATGTAATAATGGTGTATAATTATTAAATAGATGAAATATTAAATGCTTAATGTCATTATTTAATTACACTTGTCATTATTAAATATAACATGAAAATCAGAATTAATCAATAGTGTAAATATACAAAATAATTAGTTTATTATTATATAAAATTAACAAGGGGAGTGTACTATATTATATGGTTTTTTACGAAAAGCTGATGTATCTGATTGAAGAACGTAAAATAACAAAAAATAAGCTCCTTACAGATCTGAAGCTGAACAGGAATTCAATTCAGAACTGGCAGAAGCAGGGATCAAAGCCCAGGACAGATACAATGGCTCAGATAGCGGATTATTTTAATGTCAGTGCTGAGAGCCTTGCAAATGATGATATGGAGCTGGAGTATAAACCATCAATAAAGAAGTCCTCTGCAACAAAGCTCTTATCTTATTTTCAGCGTGCAGCGTGTATCAGTGGCGGATATATACTTTCGGATGAGAAGATAAACAGGTTTACACATTTCCTCAATGCTAATCTGATGTATCTGACAAATCTTTCTTATGATAAGTACGATCCCGATAGAGATTATGTTGAAAAACGAAAGAAAATAGATATAAACACATTATTCGATATTTTTGAGATGTCAGACAGATGCTCGGAAATAGAGCCGATGAGGGTAATGATGATTCAGATTTCCAAGATACTGCTGTATCGTATAAAAAATTATCCTGATCTTGATAACTGTGAGGGAGATACGAATTTGTATAACTGTGATATTCTTTTGAAAGAGAAGCTTGATTTTCTATATTCAAATGAACCGTCAAAAAATCCTGCTATGAACTTTGGCTTTAATTTTACCGAGATTACGGCTATTCATAATGCTACAAAAATGAGCTATTATTATCTGTTTACGGGCGAGATGGATTGACTGTCAAGGTGATGTCAAGCAGTTGTCAAGACTATGAAGACTTTTGTCAGTATAGGATTGAGTACTGTTGTCAAGTTGTCAATATTTGAGGTGTAAAATGAGTATTACAAATATAGAGCGAAAAAACTTTTGAGAATGGAGGTGATAAAGTGATTAATAAGGAAATACCGTTTCGACCAAAGCTTGAGGGTGAATTTCGAACAAAATTCTATAATGCAGCTTCCGAAATATCAGAAAAAACCTCGATTAAGGATATTATTGCAATAGCTGATTGCGAAATATCATGGGTTGAAAATGATTGTCATTATAATTTGGAACAAAGAAAAAAATATAGAGCAGTATGGTCACTATTCAGAGATCTGATCAAGGCTTCATGGAAGGCCTGCTATCGAGATGGCATACTGTTTATGAGTCTACCTAGCCTAAATGGAGCAGATTTGTACGATACGACATCTCCAGAGGTTAAAGCCTTGCTTCGTGGTTGGATGAGCGAAAGCCGTTATGAGCGACTCGTTAGTAACACGGAGTTTATTAATAAAATGGAAGGCTTAAATGATAGTAAGCACAGTATTTCTGAGCTTATAGCAGATGGTGAGGAATTAGTTTCTAGACTTGAAAGGGCGAAAAAAGGCGAAATACAAATTGAAGATGCTATAAAACCGTACCTTCAGCTTGTACATGAAAACGATAGAGACGAATTCACAGGTATTAAGCTGTCTGATATTTGGAGATATTTTAGATTAACATGGTCAACTCCTGCGGAAACTACCCCTGGACGAACTATGCTGTATCTTATTAGGGATGCAGCACATCCTATGCATGCAGTTATGGGTATTGCATCCTTGGAGAACTGTGCTGTTCAGATTACATGTCGAGATGATTATATAGGTTGGAATCAAAAGGCATTTATTGATCGAATAACTCAAATGGACAGTAAATCAGCTTTGAGAGAATTTGAGCAGCTACTGTCATATTTGGAGGATGGAATAGCTGGGATAGACTATTCAGAGCTTTGTAAGGATGATGTTGTAAAAAATCCAACTGATACTGATATTCAACTTTTGTTTGATGAGGCTGCTTATGCAGAGCAAAGTCGTCAGCAGTTTTTACGGAATGAGATGGATAGTGATTCAATTGACACTGAAAAAAGTGATCTTGGACGTATTTCAAAGGATACAGAGGCAGCACTTTTCCATAGAAAAAGAGCAGAGCAGTTAGCACGATTGTTAAGTGCTAAAAAGACAATAACAAGAGTATGTAATTCAGATGATTTCGATAAAATATGGATTGATTTTTGTAATAGTGAGCAGGGGAATTCGGCAATAAGATGTGCATTAGTTGCTCAGAAAACTAAGCATATTGGTTCTAGCTTAATGGAATTAAATGTATGTGGAGCTATACCTCCATATAATGAAATACTAGGAGGAAAGCTTGTTGCTTTATTGGCCACCTCTCCACAGGTTATTCATGATTATAAGGAGCGTTATGCAAAAAAACCCAGTGAAATTGCAAGTCGATTAAAGGGTGAGGATGTATGCAGACCTGCGGATTTAGTTTATGTAGGTACAACATCGTTATATTATGTTGGTTCAAGCCAGTATAATAGATTGAGGATTCCCGGAGAAATATTTGGAACAGATTTTGATATAGTGTGGAAAAAGCTGGGAATGACAATAGGCTTTGGAACGATGCATATTAGTAAGGCTACAACAATGAGCCTTACTGAAGCGACTAATGATGGTTTTAACAGAATAAATCATGTGTTTGGTGAAGGTGCGAATCCCAAAATGCGTTTATTGACGATGGCTATTCGAGAATTGTTAGAGTCATCGAATGAGGATTCTAAGGAATTCTCAAAGCATGCAATGTCAAGGATTGTTTATGGAGCATGCCTGGCAGAGAATACCTTTGATTATCTCCTTGGTCGTGATGAGACTCCGAAGTATTATACAGACATATCAGACTATTCTTCCGGAACTCAAAAAATAATTGACTATTGGCGCAATCGCTGGTTAAAACATAGATTGGACTTTTTACCTATTTATGACAGAATTCGTAATTTTGATAAAAAAAGCTTCCTTGTAAGCTCGCAGATTAAGGATACAGAGGAAAGACCATTTACAAAACTTACGGAGGTGACTAATATGCCAACTACCACTGCAACAGCAAAAAGCACAGGACTCCAGTTTGTACGAGATTTTTATAGAGGATCAAGCGCATATGCAGATCACATCGATCCAGAGCTTTTGTCGCTTATTCACCTTGAAACAAGGCTTGATGAGGCTATAATAAATGCTGCTATGAATGGCAAGGATATTGTGTTGACTGGAAATCCGGGAGATGGAAAAACGCACATAATACGTATGTTAAAAGCTCAATTAGAAGGGTTGGGTAAACCAATCCAGGTTGAGCTTGATGCTAGTACCTTGTCAAACAATCAGATTTATGAGAAATGGAAGTCTGCAAGAGATAAAAGTATCCCATTTGTTATAGCAATTAATGCAGCGGTATTGTATTCGGCGTTTCAAAGCTTTTCAGGCTTTAAACCAATCAAAAACGCATATTATCAACTGAGTCATTCTGTTGTATATCATGATGAAAAGTATGATGAGAACGACTTGGTTGTATTCGATCTGAGTAAGAGAGAGGTGCTAACTGCTGATATACTTAAGGCGGCAATAAATAAGCTTACAGATTCAAAGCATTTTGGAGAATGTGAGGGCTGTCCATTAAATAAAAATTGTGACGTACACAAAAATCGAAAGCTTTTGAAAACAGAATTATTTCAGGAGAGACTGTTTGTAATACTTCAAAGAGTAGCAATGCAAGGCTATCATGCAACTATTCGAGAATTACAGAGCTTTATTTCTTATCTTATTTTTGGAAATAGAAGCTGTAGTAATATAAGCCGTACAACAGGAAGTAACCAGTATAATATTGTAAATTTGATTTATTCTGGAAAGAGTGCACTATTTAATAATATAAAAAAAGCCATAGATCCAATAAATATTTCCCATCCTGTCTGGGATGAAAAAATATTGGCAAATGATATCCCTACTGATAGCTGGGTAAGTGGATATGAAGTGCCTGCTGAGACCATTGCTTACGATAATATTGAGCTGTTTAAGCTTAGGAAAAGGCAGTTCTATTTCTTTAATATTCATGGGGATGAATTGCTTAAAATTCTTGATGATGATGTAACTCGCTTTCAGACGTTTTTAAATCAGGATAGCAGTAAAATAATAAAGGAATTGATTCGAAAGCTTAATGCTTTCTTTGGTGCTGTTAATCCGTCAAACTCTGAGCTTCAGATTTGGTCTGGCTTTAGATATGATAATGAGCCAAGGAAGGTTCTAATATCTATGAGTTCAATAAAGAAAAGTGGACTTACAATAGGTCGTCCTTCTCTTTTGACAACGATGCAGAATGGTATAGATATGACATCGAGCTATATAAGATTGGAGAAAAAGGATGCTGAACATATTTATCTGAAGATAGATTTTGATATGTATATGCTGTTAACTGAGGCGGATCGAGGCGTTCCAGTTTTATTCATGGAGTCAGATTTGGTTAAAAAGGTTTGGCGTTTCATTGAACAGCTTCAGTCAATAGATGATATTGATGATGATACACTTGACATTGTGATGATGGACGTTCAGAACAAAAAGAAAATTTCTGTTTCTATTGATAGAGAGGAAAATAAATACTCAGCTATTAATGGAGAAAGAGAAAAGGAGAATTGATATGGCTGAGCGAATAAATCTGGAGAATTATAGGAAAAAGGTCGATAGCACATACGTTGGATTTGCTTTCAATGGAGATGCTATTAAGCCTGTTCATGTTTCAAGTGGCGCTCAAAGATGTGTTTATGGCAGCTATAATACTTCCAAGAAAATTAAGCATTTAGCCTTAGTATCAGATTCAAAGGGGAATATTCCTCCTGGAAATGAGCTTGAAACAATATTTGCACAGTATTCTGATGATGGGACAATTGAAGATGGAATTTCAATGGGTGCTGTTGAATCCATGCGAAATGTCATGCAAAAGCTTGTGTCTGCGGATAAGGGCGTGTATGTATTAAGCGGCTTGGAGGATAAAATGCTGTCATTTACTGCTGGTTCGAAATACTTTCTTACTGCATCATCAATATATGAGGATACAGGTGAGTTTATTGGTGGATTGGTCTGTGAATACTGTCCTGAGCTTGCAAAATATATAAAGGAGCTTTTAGATAAGGCCGATGATCCAATTTCTTTGCTTTTTGAGCCTATACTTGAAGGTGATATGAAGGTGTATGAAAAGGCAAGACATCAGGATCTGCCCGCCTTCAAAAAAATGAATACCGTGACAAAGTGGTATATAGATGGACTAAAGGAAAGCGGAATATGTTTGTTGAGTAATTTTAAGCAGCATTCAAACCCGCTCACCCAGTTGAGATTGTTTAACTTCTTTTGCATTTTTCATCTGATTAGATATATGTCAATGCTTGAGGCATTTTATTGTGAGGAAAAAATTAGACCTATATTGTTGGATTTTTCTAGGCTTTCTCCTAGCGTTAGTAGCGTAGCAAGAGCATCAGAAATGTCATATACTCAAATGTATAAGTCAATTAATCGTTTCTATGCATGGGGATATTCACAGCTATTAGATGAAATACCGATAAATGAGCTGATGGATTCTGATACTCCTGTATATAAAGAGAATAAAAAGTCATCAAATGAATTGAATATTTTATGGGAGATGGCAAAAGAAAGAACTGCAGTATGCAAGACAGATGATGAAAAAAGGCTTACATTTGGTGAGACTATATACGATATGTTGGCTATTGAGGCATCATCACATCCAATAGACTGTTTAAAAAGCCTTGGTACTTCTTCGGGTATTCTTTATCCACCAGATCAGATGCATCCAAATAAGAGGTTTGCATTATCACAGGATATATTAGAAATGGTATTACGAAGTACAGTTATGCCCGGAGAAATAATAAGCGGCTCAGAAATACGTAAGCGCTTATGGGATAGATTTGGGATAATTGTTGGTGGTAGTTCATTCGAACTTGAGCATATTCAGGAAAGTGGTATTCTTTTACAGGTGGATGAAGATTCACTTGAACAAAATTTTGTGGCATTTGCTGAATTGTTAGAAGCTATGGATTTTGCAGAGGTAATGGCAGATGGAATTCTACAGATTCGCTTAGGAGGAGCAGAAGCATGATTGATAGGCAAACGCTTGCTGTAAAGCTTTTAATTGATAAGCTTTCGGATACAAAGGTTGGAATACTTGTAAAGGGTATTACAGATATATTTCCTGACAAAATTGCAGCGGAATTAGCAGAAAAAAGAAATACTCATATGTATATCGCTGCTGTTGGATATGGCTTGGATTCAGAAATCTCTGAAGAGACATTTACAATAACTCCATCTGTAGAGAAAGCTGTGCTTTGGAGAAGTATTCCTGAATACGCTGGTAATATAATTGTTTTTGTCAGATCAGATACGGATAAGCTACATTCCTTAGCAGAATTTGAAACTATATCACTTCGCGATATGTCTAAATATCTGATTCAGCTTCAGATAAATGGTGAGAGTAATGCACCTACAGTAAATTTCTGGCGTGCCCTTCAGAAGAATTCGGATTATTATCCATTTGATTCGGTTTTGGATTTTGTAAATGCTGTAGATTCTTCAGATAAAAAATCCGAAGCAATTCCAAATAATATGTGGCAGCTTAATCTTTTACGTGATACAGACATTCTCGGAACAAAGATTAAGGCAGAGGAAAGATTAGAGAAAAATCGTGAATTGATTTTTGCAATTGGTCAGTTAAGTGAAGACTCTCGAAAAAAGCTTAGTCGATCATTGGCTAGAACAAAAAATGAGGATAAAAAGCGCTTACAAAAAGCGTATAATAGTCTTCAAAGTCTTTACAAATATGGGAAAAAGGACATTCTTAAGGAACTTGATTTTCTTACAATTCAAGAATTGTTTTCGGCATCAAAGGCAAAGAATACTAAAACAAGGTCTAAAACTAAGTCCACAGAAGACAACAGTAATGGTAGTAATGAAGCTATAACAGAGATTCAGCCAATACGTCCAAAGGAAATGGATGAATTGGTTTCTGACGTAATTGTAAGAGGTGGAGAGGAAGAGCTTGCTTCAGCAAAGGAATTGCTTGATGAATTGAAGAAGCATTTTGATCCGGAGAGTGAAGAAAACAAGGATCGAATTTCTTCAATTGGCGGCATATTTGAGGACAGAGAAATTATAATAGATAATCATCAAACTGATTTGAGAAAGCTTGTCGGAAAGACTTGTAATGAGAATTCATGGGGTGGATTGCTGGAAACGGATGAAAGTGTTCTAAAGGATGTTATATCAGCAGACCAAAAAAGCTTTAGTCCATTTAATCCCATGGATTCTGATTCGAAAATATCATTCAAGGGTGGGATTGATGGAAATCAAGCCTTATTTAGCTTTGTTTCTCAATTTGACGGTCAGTTTGATTCAAAAGGTGTTGAAACAGTCGATTATTTTTGTCCAATTATTAATAAGCTTATTGAAAATAGAAAAAAACTTATTAGGAATTTGGATATGATAATGTATTATCCAGTATTAAGCTTTGGAGCTGATGAGGATGCACGGCAAGATTTAATAGAATATATTGAGACATGGGCAAAGCTTTATCGTGCCTTTTGTGTTGATGAACCTACAATGCGAGAATTAAGTCCTAGTAGTACAAGCTTCATTGCTCGTGCGCTACTTTTGCTTGATGTACTGTATGTGAAAACACCAAAGGAATGGAAAGCTATTCTCTTACCATTACATCCTATTTATCTTTGGAGATATTATGAAATATTTAAGTCTCTTCCAGGAAGAAAAGCTCAATTGAGTGATGATGATGCAAGAGCATTAACTGCGGTATTAAATCAATTGCCTCAGATGATGAGCTTTGTAATAGCCAACGATATTATTACTGGCTCAGATGATAGAGTTTTGCCATGCTCTGGAAATATTGAAATGCTTCCGACATTTGAAAATAAAACCAATAGGTATTTAGGTGATGATGGGACAGAAGCGATTGGTGAAATACTATCTCGGTGGATTGGCTTTGCACCATATACTAAAAATGAGATTAGAATATGCTCAGTTGATGCTCCTAATTTAATAGCTAATATCCGTTCTATAAAGGCTTTTATGGATAAAAACGGATGTAATAGGGTAGTATATGATGTTTATCTCACAAGAAAGCAGAATGGTAACACTGATCTTTCTAAGCTGGACTATTCTGGAAAGGACTATGAAATTGGTGAGTATATTAGGGAAAATAAAATTGCTATTAGTATTCGGAATTTTGCTTCAGCAAATGATGTAAAAGCAGCACTTGCTGGAAAGCCCGTACATGTAGCATTTTATTTTGACCAATCTGCATATGCAATTGAGTATGGACCTAATAACAAGAACCTGTATATTAATCCATTGGTGGTTACATACGATTATGATTTTGATGAGATTCAGCATAAGGGAAGTATATTCCCTTCGTCAGAGATGGATTCTGGCTTGATAGGTGATTATCATAAGCTTATGAGATCTGCAGATGTTATAAGTAATAACATGAATCCTAGAACCACTTATAATGGAAATGCTGATATGACTGCGGTGGTATCAACAGTTCAGGGTGGCATGGTTCAATGGCTTGTTGCAGCTGATAGAGATACCAATAATTATGAACCAAAGGCTGCTATCCCAATTGGTGAGATGCAGTACGATCGTCGAATGGTTAATGTTTGGGCATCAAGCAATTCGCGAATTGTTAAACAGTACTTAACGATGCTTAGAGCATATAATTTGTATCCGAAGTCTGAGACCCTTATTGATATATTAAAGCAGTTTGGACACATTGCTTCGAATGGATTGATAAGTATTCCAAAATTCGGTGCAGATGCTCAGGCAATAGACAATAAGAAAAAAGGCTTGATAGGTACTCTCTTTGCAGCCTCGTGGTACACAAAGGATAATCAGGATGCACTTGTTGCATCGTTGGATGATGATAAGGCACGCCTATGGCTGCAGGATAGCCGATTTGGCAATGAAAGAGCAGATCTTGTTGGGTTGAAATATTTTGAGGAAACTAATACTTTATTAATTCAGCCAATCGAGGTTAAAACCAGAGATGAGGCTCCAGATGCAACGATTTCAAAGTCTGAGGATGGAAAAAATCTTATCACTGGACATGCAGCGTGTCAAATTGCAGCGGTTGTTGGAATGATCCGAGATATTTTTTCTGGAGAAGAAAGCTCGACTGATATGTTCATTTCAGCTAGGCGAGAGGTACTAAAATATCAGATTGTGTCTGAATGCTTTAGAAATGTTCATGATGCAGAATGGCAGAAAAAATGGTGTGCTATTCTTAAAAGGGCTTTTTCCTGTGATAAAAACAATAATATAAATGTTCAAGTGTCCGGTCTTTTGATTCACATTAAGTTAAGTGACGTTTCAGGTGGAAAGGAGATTCAGTGTGTAAATCCGGATTTTGATGATTGTCCGATTGAGTATAGGCTTTTAAGTGCAAAGGAAATTCAGCAGGATATTTTAGGAAATGGCACTGAACTAAAGGAAACCTGGAATCCTGATTTTGACACAGATAGCCAGAATCCGTTTGTCTGTGATGCGTCAGAGGTTGACAGAGACATGGTTGCTTCCGATGATTCGAGTAAGGAGGATATTGAATCAGACAAAAGTGATATTACAACTACTAATTTAGAAGAAGAGCAAGCTGAGAATTCTTCTGTCACAGGTATTGTAGAACAACCAAAGTATGAAGTGGTTAGTATTGAAGAGATTGAACAGTTAGTAAAGGATTTTAAGCGTTCCTGTGGTGACTATCATGTTAGCTTAAGCGAGTGTGAGGCTAGTAATGCAGTTGTTGGACCAAGTGTAATACGTTTGCGTTTTAAGCTTGGTCGAGGACAGGCATTACAAGGTTTAGCCAGTCATTTGGAAGATATAGGCAGAGAAATGAAGAGGACAGGCGTAATAATTCAGCCGGTTTCTAATTCTAATGAGCTTCTTTTAGATGTTCCCAGACTTCAAAGGGACAAGGTGCTTTTTAGTGATGTGATTTCAAAGCTTCCAGTGGTGACCTCACCAGAACAGCTATATTTTCCGTTAGGAAGAACTCCGAATGGTCGTGACCTGATAGAGGATTTGAGCCAAATGCCACATATGCTTGTTGGCGGTAGTACGGGATCTGGAAAATCAGTATTTTTGTTTACAATGCTTGCTTCAATGCTGATGACTCATCCCAAAAAAGAGGATATGCAATTAATCCTATCATCCTCTAAGCTAGAAGATTTTATTCATTTTGAAGGACTGCCACATTTGTACTCTGGAAAAATAATTTCTGATGCAACAGAAGCAACATCTGTAATCAAGGATGTGGTCTTCCAAGAGTCAGAGCGGCGTGGTAAGCTTTTAGCAGAAGCACGTGTTGCAAATATTGCTGAATACAACAAAAATTCTACAGAAAAGCTGCCTCCAATTGTAGTAGTAATAGATGAGTTTGCTGATTTAGCTGATCAGTTGGAAACTACTAAAGAGAGAAATGCTTTTTATAAGCCAGTTCAGCGTATTGCACAGGCTGGAAGAAGCCGGGGGATTCATCTTGTAATTTGTACTCAGAGACCAGAGGCAAAGCTTGTTCCAGCTACAACAAAGGCTCAATTAAATGGTAGAGTAGCACTTCGTGTAAATGATGGTATATCATCTCGAATGATTATTGAGGCACCAGATGCTCAGTATTTACAAAAGCATGGCGATATGATATATCGTAATTCTGATGTTATTGAGCGTGCACAGGGCTATTTAATTGAAATACCAGAGCTGGACAAAATAGTTGATGACGTAAAAAAGGGAAGAATCAAGTAAAGGTGGTAAATAGCAAGTGGCAGATCAACCAATAAACTATGTTCAGGGAAGGTTTTTATCAGAATTAAAAAATAGATTTTTATGCTCTGTTCAGATTGACGGAGAACCGGTCACTTGCTATATCCCTTCATCTTGCAGATTGAGCAATTTTATGGATTTATCAGGAAAAATCGTTTTGCTAAAACCTATCACTACTCAAAACTCAAGAACGTCGTATGCTGTTTATGCAGTTAAATATGGGCGAAGGTATATATTATTGAATTTGGCTCAGGCCAATAGAATAATTGAAACTCAAATACATCGTAGGTGCTTTTCCTTTCTTGGCAAGCGAAAAGAAGTGATACGTGAATTTAGATTGAACGATTACAAAACTGATTTATATATCAAAGATACAAAAACTATGATAGAAATCAAAAGCCTATTGGCATTAGACAGTCATGCTGTTTTTCCAACAGTATATTCAGAGAGAGCGATAAATCAACTTAAGCAAATATCCAAATTGATTGATGATGGATACAAAGCCTGTTATATGTTTGTTTCGCTTAATCCTAATGTAAATGAAATTTTCATAAACTCGAAAATTGAGGAGTTTCACAAACTATTTATAGAATGTATAGCAAAGGGAATGCAATACTGTGGATTCTCAATTAAACTTGTAAATCAATCACCTCAATTAGGTTCAAGAATAAAAATATCAATTGAGTAAAGTATTCCAGATTATATCTTGTTATTTAATGATAGAATAAGTACACGTTGTGCAGCATCGGTGCTAAAGTTCATTTTTGAAGGGGATAAAAGATGAATAATATAGTAAAGCTCGAAAATAATAATCTTATGATAAATTATAATAAATCGGATGATCTTATTTTAGATATCCATGGTATAATTGAAACTGCACAAAAGCAGGCTTACAAGACCATTGATAGTATTCTTACTCAGCGAAATTGGCTTATAGGTTATCGTATTGCTGAAGAAGAACTGGCAGGTCATGATAGGGCAGATTATGGAACAGAGGTAATTAAACAGTTATCAAAAGAGCTTACCGAAAAATATGGTAAGGGGTATGATCGCAGCAATCTTTATCATTATGTCCGCTTCTATAAGACATATCCAAAGATTATCGACACGGCGTGTCGACTTTCTCATGTCAGGCTTACTTGGTCGCATTATCGTGTGTTATTGCAGGTGTCAGATGCGGCTGCAAGAGAATGGTACGAGAAAGAGGCATATGAACAGACCTGGAGCGTAAAGACGTTGCAGAGAAATGTGTCATCGCAGTACTATTATCGTATGCTTAAAACGCAAAATCAGGATGTTGTGGACTCAGAAATGAAGCAGTTGACAAGTAATTATCAGAATGATAAGCTGGAATTTATAAAAAATCCTGTAATAGCTGAATTTCTTGGATTGTCTTCAAGTGTTGACTTTACAGAAAGTAAGCTGGAAAGCTGTATTATAACGAATCTTCAAAGGTTTCTTATGGAGCTTGGAAAAGGATATGCTTTTGTTGCCAGACAGCAGCATATTAAAACCGAGAAACAGAATTATTATATTGATCTTGTATTTTATAATTATATCTTAAAGTGTTTTGTACTAATTGATTTGAAAACAGAAAAGATAACACATCAGGACGTTGGACAGATGGATATGTACATCCGAATGTATGACGAGCTTAAGCGAGGTGAGGGGGACAATCCGACAATTGGAATTGTACTTTGTTCCGATACAGATGAGGACATAGCAAGGTATTCCGTTCTTAATGGCAATGAGCAGCTGTTTGCTTCAAAGTATAAACTGTATCTTCCTACAGAGGAAGAACTTCGTGATGAAATTGAAACTCAGAAGGCTTTATTTATGCTGCAGCAGGAAGACGGCATAAATAATAAATAACCAAAAATAGAGGAGGGTTAGTATGGATAGATTTTCTCATTATCTCAAAGTAAGCGATGGTAGTTATAACAATTTATCTGATAAAAACAGACATTATTATTTGCTTACAGAAGAGATGGGGTGATAGTCAGGGTATTGTTAAGTTTTCAAAATAGGAGGAAAAATGAATATAAAACAAGAAATAATATCATATATCTCTTCGAAAGAGACAAGTGGAGCGGTTTTAATTACCGGAAAATGGGGGAGTGGTAAAACTTATTATTTAAAACAGATTGCCACAGAAATAAATAACAATATTAATTATTATATGGCTTTTGTGTCTCTTTTTGGAGTTGAATCTCCAGAAATGCTAGATCCTAAAGTTAAGCAGGCCGTTTTTCTTTCTGGCATAAATAAGTTATCTGAAAAGAATCAAAGAAAACTGTCAAGTGTAAAGAATGGCATATCTTCTCTGTTTTCACATTTAGAGGATTATATTAGTTTGGCAAAAAGTGCCAATACTATGTTATCTTTCAATTTATTGGACTTTATTAGTGTTGAAAAAGAAGTTCCATGCATATGTAAAAATGATGAGTCAAAAATGAATATAGTTAAAAAAGAACTTATATTGGTATTTGACGATTTAGAACGCTGTAAAATGGATACCGTATCATTATTAGGCGTTATTAATGAATACTCAGAAGATCGCGAAATAAAGACAATAATAATCGCTAATGAAGAAAAAATCGAAGACGATAGTGGAAAATACACACTTTTTAAAGAAAAAGTTATACAAAGAACCTTAAAGTATATCCCAGATTATTCTTTTATTATTACCGAAATAGTAAAGGATTACGATGAAATGAGAGAGGGCTATCAAGATTTTCTGTTAGACAACATAAAAACGATAATTACTGTATTTTCTGAAAGTGGTTATGATAATCTGAGGTCATTAAAATCAGTCATAATTGATTTTGAAAGAATATACGATGTTTTAATTAGAATTGGTGTTTCATCTGTAGATATACAAGATTTGCTATATAAATTTTGTGCAGTAATGTTTGAAAATAAAAGCGGTCATTATATAAAAGATGATAAATTAAATTTATATATGGCATATGATGGTAATAGAGATATTACTTCAGAAAACAATGGTGAAATGATAAAACAAAATAAAATTGAAGATAAGTATAAAGAGAATACTTTTTATAGCATTCCTTTTGCTATAAAAAAATGGATAGTTGATGGAGAATGGTCAGAACAGGAACTAATTGATGAAATCAATAGGAAAAATGACGTGATAAATTATACGCCGGCAGAACGCTTTTTAAACAGCTATTTTTGGGATTTAGATCAGGAAATTATCAATATAGGATTGCCAGATGCACTTAATGATGCTTATAATGGAAATCTCGCAAGTGATCAATTGTTAACACTGTTAAAGTATATTCATAGTCTGAAGCAATATGGGGTGGATATTCCGTGCAGTATTGATTACACAAAAATAAATAATGGCTTAGATGTCCGAATTTCAAGAATAAAGGAACAGCAGATTGAGGAACCCCAAAGACATACTTTTGTGGAAGGTAGTCAGATAGATGCTGAAGCCTTTGTAATAAACCAAAGAATAGAAAATTTAGATAAAAAGATTATGGGCATAAAGAATTATAACATACTAATGGATTTTTTTGAGGGAAATGATATACAATCGTCAGTTCAAATAAGAAATAAGGTTGTTGATATATTTGACAAAAAAATGAAAGATTGCTTTTACACATCGTTTATTCGTAGTGGAAACTATAGAAAAAGGGAAATGGCTTCTGTATTATTGTCAACTGATTTCTATAGTGAGTATTATTGCGATTATGGAGATATTCAAATCACCTTTGATAATCTAAATGAGTTATTAAGAGATTTGCAAGAAAGAATAGATGAAGAAGGTGATTGTATGTCAAGAGCCATATTGAATCAGTTTATTACGTTGTTAAAAAACACAATTATTGAAAAAAACGCCAAGTAATGAATGAGGTTAATCATATAAAGTATAATTTGATAAGATGATTTCAAAAATAGTTTTATCATATTAAACCATTTACTTTAAAATAGCAGACATTGGGTAACATTCGCTGAAACAAAATCAGTTTTGTTTGAAAAATATCCTCACGTCAAGCTAAATTGATGGTTTTCTTTAATCAATGGTATGAGATAATACTGGAACAAGAGTAATTGTAATTTTGTCGTCAAATTGTCGTCATGAGAGTCCAGATTACCTTAAAACTCACATAATATAGGCACAAAAGCAAATAGAACACCCCACCTCCAAAACCACGTGCCGAGGGTTCGAATCCTTCTGCCCCTGCCAAATATCGCGAAAAGCCACGCAAACAAGCCGTTTGTGTGGTTTTTTCGCTTTTTATCATCCTACCCATAGTAACTCCTTATTATGACGATTATCCGCATTTTAGGCAAGAAAAATTGTGTATAAATGTGTGTAACTTCTGTACCCAAGGTATAGCTTCAAACCACGCATTTACGTTGTTTTACCCACATTTTACTACACATATATTACTTATAAGATAGCTACTCTGACCCTATGAAAAAAAGTCTGTAAAAAAACGAAGAACTGTGGTAAAATAGAAATAACACAGGAGGACGAAAATATATGGGAAGAAGAAAACGAGAGCCAATGAGCGAGGGCAAAAGGAACATCATAGCAGGACTGCTGCAGGAGTATGATATCAAGACAGCGAAGGATATTGAGGATATTTACGGCTTTGAAGTAAGTGACGGAATGGTGTCGGATATTACCGACAGGCTGCTCCCACAGATAGAAGAATGGCAGAATCGCCCTCTTGATGAAGTATATCCTATCGTATTCATTGATGCAGTTCATTTTTCTGTCCGTGACAATGGTCAGATAAAAAAGCTTGCGGCTTATGTTATCCCGGCAGTAAATCTTACAGGTCATAAGGAAGTATTATCGATACATATCGGTGAAAATGAGAGCGCAAAATATTGGCTGGGAGTGCTGAATGAACTGAAAAATCGTGGAGTAAAGGATATTCTTGTGATATGTGCCGACGGGCTTTCCGAAATGAAAGAAGCAGTAGCAGCTGCATATAATTACAGCGCTGTATTGTTCATCAGGTGAGAAATACACTGAAATATGTTGGAGAAAAAAACAAGAAGGAATTTGCAAATGACCTTAAGGCCATATATCAGGCACCGTCCGAAAAAGCAGCATTGGAGCAGCTTGAGCGGGTCACTGAAAAGTGGGAGAAGGATTATCCGAATGCAATGAAAAGCTGGCATACAAACTGGGATGTTATCTCACCGATATTCAAGTTTTCGGCACAGGTCAGAAAGGTCATATACACTACCAATGCCATTGAAAGCCTTAACAGCGGCTATCGCCGTCTGAACAAGCAGAGGAGCGTATTTCCGAGCGATACAGCACTTTTAAAGGCTTTGTATCTGGCAACAACGGAGATATCCAAAAAATGGACGATGCCGCTTCGGGACTGGGGCAAAGTGCTCTGTGAGCTTGAGATAATGTATCCGGACAGGCTGAACTGATGCCGCCGCAAAATATCCTGATGCAACGGAGCGAAGCGCAGTGAAATCAGGATATTTTGCATCGGGAGCTTGACAAACGGCAGTATTCAATTTATACTGAAAAAGGAAAAAGAGCGACCGATCAGCCGCTCTTACCACAAAGTCATTTTTCTGCAGTTGATTGTTTTTACAGAGTTTTTTTCGCAGAGCCTCTGCCTGGGTAAATGTTTTTGCCGTCTGCTCAGGCTCAGACGTAGATACAGCCTTTTCAGGGAGATTTGCTCCGCCCTTTACAGCCTGTGTGGGATCACCTCCGTAGGCTCCCGTGGAGCCATTTTCAGCCTTGTTGGTTTCGGTTACGGTTGTGTTTGTTTCTGCCATTATGATTACCTCCGTTTATAGCCTGTCGGCTTGTTTTTTCCGTCCTCAGTTTAACGCCGTAAGCACGTTTAGGGCATAAAAAAAGCAGCCGTAAAGCTGCTGATTTACTGTTTAACCCCCTCGATTTCGAGGGGTTATGTTTTGGTGGAGCCAACAAAACGTGATTTATAGCCATTTTGTTGAGGTCAGCTGAGAAATTACAGTGCAACGCCCTCAATTACTGCTCTTGCCTGCAATACAGCAATATAATCTTCCATTGCCCTCACCTGAAACTCATACAGTGATCTGGGACACGTAGGCGTGAAGTTCAGTTCGCCCTTATCCCATTTTTCAAGCATTGCTTTGAGCTTTTCGCAGCGTATCGCAACCTGCCCATACTCGGCTTTGAACCTGTCCTTGTAATCGGAGCTTGCCATAAGCTCGGCTGTGTCTGTCAGATCCATAGGTCTTGCTGTTGTTTCATTCATAACATCATATCCTTTCCTTTCATTTTGATATAAAAACAGCGCATATGTTACCGACAAAATGTCGTGAACATACACGCTTGTGTGGGCATAAGAAAAACCGCCTTGTTACGGGCGGTTAATTGACCTCTCATTCCAATCGTGATATAATCAGCATAAGGAAGGAGGTGTGTTTAATGGTTCGCTATATCGAAATCCCAAAGCCGGTACATTGTCCTAAATGGGAAATTGATATTTGTTTGCTTGGAAAATATTATTTATCCGATGATATGGATTCAAGTGTGGGAAAATTCAAATCTGCTTCCTGCCCGATTGTTGAGAACAGCAAGCTTCCCTTGCATAAGCAGGAGACAGAGTATAAACTGCTCAGATGCCTTGAATATCTGCAATGTCCGTTGCTGAAAGATTTTCCCGAAGAAATCAATACTCAAAAAATCACTCGGATAAAATAACCTTTCTCTTCTCGATCCTGAACTCAAACCCAGCAGCTTTTTCAGAAAGAGAAGATATATCGGAAGCAAGCGCCTGTATGTCGGAAATACAGGTGCTTTGTTTTAAGAGCTGTGATTTTATATTCAGAAGTTCAAGTGTTTTTTCAAGCTCTGAAATATTGGTTATTCTTTCGGAAATATATTCCACATTCTCACTCCTCCAATAAAAAATCACCCTACTTGTGTAAGGTGATCAAAAGTCGATTATCTTTATATCTCCGCAAATTTCCGATAAGCATTTTCCGTCAAAAAAAGGGCGATCCATAACATCGTCAATGCTGTTGACGGTTAAAGTGTTATCACCGCACCACATATCGAATTTGTTTTTTGAAAACGGGTCAACGCCACAGGATTTGCCGTTGAATTCAAATGTGAAATGTGATGCTATTTCACTTATTCTGCTTTTTATTTTTTTAGCTGTCATAGTATATCACCATTTTCCATGCGTTCCTCATCTGTTAAATTTCGGGCTTCACTACGGGTTACATCTCCGTTTTCATCATATGAATAATCGTGAGCGTGTTCACCGTTTTTGCCAAACGGGTGGTTTTTGGGATTGCCATGATCATGATTTGAAACTTGCTTGGTCTGCTTGCCGTTTCCATCATAATAGTTTCTGTCGATCCCGCCCTTGGTATTTTCTCTTTGGGTAATGCTGTTGGGTTCGCCTGTAAGGTCAGTCCTTTTAACGATTTTTACAGGGGTACCGTTTGCGTTTGTGGTCATATTCATTATACCACTTCCGCTGCCATTGTCAAGCCCTGATTTCGCCTTCCTCTCCGCCCAAACCGTCTTGCTCGACCTGCTCCTGTCATACCCATAAACCTGAGTGCGGTCATTGTGCTGTTTAAGCCCCGTCTCCTTGCAGTAAACGGAATACTTCTCCTTTTGGTTTCTGAGCCGCAAGGAAGCCTTCTGCAAGCCCTCATCGTCTCCCGCCTCCTGCAGCATCATACATTCCCGCTTGGCGGCTCTGATACTCCGCTCCATGGCTCTCTGCTGCTGGAATTGCCTGTATCTCTCGTCATTTTCCTCTTTCGGGTACGGGAAATACCGCTGAAAATTGATGCCCGGAACAAACGGATATTGAACGTGCCCGCAGTTTATGCCGAAAAGTCCCGCAGGCTGACCGTAGCTTGTTTCCGAAAGGGGAGTGTAATATATCTTGCCGCCTGCTCCGTCCACAGTCACACCCTTGGAACCGTCACGGCTGAATATCCTGCCCTGATAGGTCGCACACAAGGGACGTGCGCCCATGTGTGAGGAGACCTCGATAAGATTTATCCCGTATTCATCACAACGTGCATTCTGCGCAGCCCTCGCAGTGTTTCCGAGAGTTGACCGCATATCCATCATAACATAAGCCTCGGGAGACCATTCACGACCACGCTTGTCAACGAAAGCGGGAATGCCCTTTTGAGCAAGCTCCCGTATGGTTTTCCTTGTTGCTTCCTGCAATGACATCTGCCCCGATACAGCTTTTGCCGCACCCTTGCCCATAATGTCAAGAGCGCCCTGCCTGCCCTCGGAAGTGTCACGATAAATGGCATTGACCGCATTTACATACGCCGATTTTGCCTTGTACCCCATGACCGTGTTTACAAGGTTAAGGTCACTCGCCGCCTGCCGTTGGAAAGCCTTGGCCGCATTCATGGCTGAGGTTTCCGCAGGAATGTCCGAGAAATATTCCGACAGTCCCGCAGCATTCGCCGCCTGCACCGCATTGTCAAGATATCCTATCTCAGTCTCAGCCGCCGTCAGAACAGCGTCCATAGCCTGACCGCCCTCGACCTCAGAATATCCCGCAATGATAGCCGCCGCCCGCTTGTCGAAACGTCCTGCCCTTGCAAGCTGCCTTATCCGCCATTTTGACGTGTCGGAAATATCTCCGTCCCGTGAAAGCTGCGCCGCAATTTCCCGCAGGATATCGTCCTCCATATCCAGGAGCACCCGCACCAGAGGCGCCGAAAGCTCGTCATACTGTTCCCTTGTCACCTGCATCACCGCCCGAAGTTACAAAGCCCTCACCGTCCGAAACGCCGAGAACAGCGCTCTCGGCATTTATCCTTTCAAGCTCTCGCCTTGCCGCCTCTTCATCGCATTTCATAACCTCCATAATGGCGGAAATCTTTGACTTTAGCCCCGCCGTTACAAGACTGATGTTGTTTGCGATAAGCGTGTTGTCATCAATAACAACGCTGTCCTTAAACGCCACAGTGACCTCAAGATCACCGTTCGGAACTTCGCCCGTGATCATCGCAAGCCTGAGCACAGCCCTGCACATACCCTCGATAAACTCTACCAGCAGATTTTTCTGACAGCGTATCGTAACAGCTGTCTTGTTTTCCTCGGAAACCACCTCGGTTGCGGTCTTAACTCCGCCCGCCTTGTCGAATGACAGCGAGCCGGGAGAAAGCCCCACCTGAAAGCACAGAATATTCAGCAGCGCATTTATGCCGTCAACGTGCTCTGAAATTCTCAGCTCCACAGTGTTGTCGGTGATTTTCAGGTCCTTGTCCTCATCGCATTTCAGTGCCTGATAAACCTCGTCATCAGCGTCAAAATACCGCTCTGTCTTACCCGTTTCGGGATTGACCACAGTACGAATGCAGGAGCTTGGCACGATTATTCTCTTCTTTCCGAGAACAAACTCACGGGCAAAGCTGTCAAACGCCACATCAAGGGCTTTGAGCGTGTCCTCGCAGTTTGCAAAGCAGCTTATGCCGAGAGGCAGCGCCGTGGGAATGTTGCTTGGAAAATCGGTCTTGAAATACTGAAACAGGGGAGTGTCCATAGCATATGTGAACGTGTCTGCCATATCGGGATAAAGCACCGACAGCGGCACTCTGTCACCCGGAGCATTGGGGTCAGAAGAACGAAACAAAAAGCACTCCACAAGGATATCATCACCCTTGACGGAATGCTTCTCGAATAACGTGTAATAATATTTGCCCTTGGCTGATACCGTGCCGAAAATGCCCTCGGTAATGTCCCTGTTGTCCCATTTCAATGGGTAGAACTGCCGCCCCTCAACAAATGACAGCCGCACCCTGCCCCGTTCTATGTATTCCCTCAGAACACAGCCACCCTGAGCAAACGCCGAAGAGAGAAGCCGTGGAATGTTCTTCCAGAAGCCCTCACGGCATAAAAAATCACGAATGAATGTGTCATAAACCTCCGAGCCGCAGGTTATGTCCACCTGCTCCGCAAAGCACTTGTGAGAAAACTCGTCACACAGTATCTTTGCCGTGTTCAGCATATTCATCTGCCGCACAGTGCCCCTGTTCAGCCCCGCACGCTTCACCTCACGCCATTTGGGGCGACCCTCGTAAATGTCCTGCCACCTGTCCATATAGCCGCTGTAAAAGCCGTTATCCCCGGGAAATTCTTCCTTAAGCTTAAGCTCACGCTTTTTAAGGGCAAGCTCCTCGTGCGCAATATCCTTGCCGAGTATCTGTATCACCCTGTCAAACGCCTTTGTATCGCCCTGAGCAGCACTGAGAAACATAGACATAACAAGCACCATATCGTTGTCCATATCATCGGGAGAAACACCGAGAGCTTCAAGCAGCTCCCTGTCATTGGCAGCAACCTGTCCCCAAGACTTGCAGTAAAGATAATGCAGGTTAAGCACTTCCCTGCCTCTCGTGCATCATTCAGCACCGCCTTGACATCCTGCACAGTCAATATGCATCACTCCTTTTTCAGATTTAGGATTTCAAGCAAGCTTCCAAGCACTAACTTTTGGTCGCCATAATTCACCCTGCGTTCCTCTGCTTGCAGTATGCTATCAGATGCCTTGCGGATTTCCCGATTTCAGATTCCGATTTCCTGATCAATAGCATCAACAATTTTTGCATTGGACTTAACGGCATCAATAGCAGCCTGCAGCGCTTCTGCGTCCTGATGGAATATTTCATCATCGCCGTCATCGGTATAATGCCCCTCGGCTTCGGATTTCAGGTCGCCGAGATGTTGTAAGATTTCTTCTGTTTTCACGAATTTTCACCTCTGTCCATCTTTGCCCCACAGTGTGGAAAGAATTTATATGGATAATTTTCAAGGTCGTTACTGTCTTTACTTAGATGTGCGC